TTTCATTCTGTTTGTTTGTTGTAATATTTTTATAGACTCTTATGGACATAAACGCTTATTATAAACAACAACACAAAATTATATCTGATTTTAATATGCAAAAACTTAATGAGAAAAAATCGGCAGCTGAAGATAAGCGTCTTAATAAAATAAGAATAAAGTTTTTATCAGTAATATTTATTTTAATAATTATTTTTATTTTAACATGAACTACTTAATAAAATTATACTTAGTATTAATATTATTCTTTATAATATTTCTAATTATTATTCATGTATGAAATTAGTTTTAACTATTCTATTGATGAACGGAAACATTATGACGTTTGATTTTTATAATGAGAACTCCGCTTATCAATGCGATAGGTTATTTAATAATTTAACTTACTCAAGAACAGTTAGAAATTACAAAGGTAATAAACAACAAGGAACATTTTTTAGAAACCAAGAAGTATTATTATATGCTTGTGAAACAAGAAAAGCCGTTTAAGATGACGCTCAATGAAGCATTAGACATGGCAAGGATTGATCCTGTTGCTACTAAAGCATTGAGAGAGAAGTTAATCAACTTAGATGTTTTTAAATTTAAAGTAGATGAACTTACATTGATACAGCGTTTAGCTGTGTATGATTTATTAGACACAGAAGAATACAGAAAGATTATTAAACTATTATCTTCAGAAATTATTAGTGAGTATTTAAAATGATGGAAAATAAAAACAATGAGTTCCCATTGTGCTGTGATTGTGTATTCCAGGCAGAGGTTGAATTTGACGGCAAGGATTATTGTATAAGATGTTTAAAGGAAGCTGTGATAAGAAAGCAGAAACATAAAAATCAAGATTTATATATGAAGAAAAGAAAGTTTTAACTTAACAATGGATATAAAACAATGAGACCAAAACAAGAAAATGTATGGCGTAAAGAAGTTAGAAGTTTAATTCAACCTACTATGTATCAGAAGTTAGATGCATCTGATTCAAATTTTTTTAAAGCAGGATTTAAAACAGGTTATCGTTTAGCATTGCAGCACATTGGCAATTACAAAGCTATGGATTTTTCAAGGAAGCGCAATGTTAAGATAACAAAAGTTAGTCCAATCATAGACGCTATTCTTTACAGAAGCGCAAATCATTTTGGGGTAGATATTAATTTAATGTTGTCAGACAAAAGGGATAGGCATTTAGTTATTGCAAGAAGTGTTGCTATAAATTTATTAAAAGAACTTACTCCTTATTCATTGCATAACATTGGAGAAATTTTGGCAGGCAGAGACCACACTACAATCATTCATCATATTAGTTGCAAAGCCCAAAAAAATGGACTGTGGTTTCCTTACTTTGAAATATGGAATAGTTTTGCAAAACTAAAATTAGAGTTGGAAGCCGATTTTAAAGTACAGAAATGAAAACGATAACAATTAAATTTGAGAAGATAACTAAAGATATATTAGATTCGTTTGAACTCAATTCCCATGAGAAGATTATCTACGTTATTTTAAAATCATTTGAGCATGCTCCAAGAGGTATTAGAGTATCGCTTAAATACCTACAAGAACGTACAGGGATTAAGTCTAGGGGTACAATCATCAAGTATTTGGATCGCTTGCAAAATTTGGGGTACGTTGCAAGATTTAAGACCCATTTAGAGCAGACATCAACTTACACATTGGATAAATCAAAACGCCAGGAGTCTATTAAGCGTAATAATCAGTTCCGTAAGTTTATTAAGGTAGGTATTAAAAAGAAATCTATTAAAAAGCATACATCTAAATCAGCTAACGTTATCAATATTATTTAGGGGGGGTAGTCCAAAAATTGAACAGGGGTAGTCCAAAATTTGGACATTATATATACCTATATATATATACCTATATATAATCTTATTAGTATATTTAAGTATATAAGCATATATAAGCATATAAGCTTATATAAGCATAAGCAATCAGACTAAAGCATAGCTAGCACTCCAGAGATTATTGTTTGTTTATTAAAGGGGGGGATAACTGCTAGACCAATTGTATTTATATCAAGATATGGTAGGTACTATTTAGCCATGACACAAGGGAAACGTTGCGCCAAAAAATGATAAACACTCCTATAACAATAGATGAATTTGATAATTACTTAAGCACAGCTTCATTCGTTGAGAAGATAATACCTGGCGTTAAAAATAATAGATCACCTTCTATGTTTAAGATAATAGGAACAGTCCATTATGATAGTAAGGACTGGGGATATTATGATAAGAAAAATAAGAACCTCAAAGCAACGCCTAAACAGCTATCAATATATGAATTAGTAATCTTTACTTTACTAAAATTAGATAAGGAGAATAGGGAGTTATTATCTTTAAGGAACTTTCCTGATAGACTAAGCATTAATAAACTTAATAGAATGTATTTAGATTTAACTTATAACCAACTAAAATATAGGTATAGACTAGCGTTGTATGATGCTTGCAACATAGTAAACAGAGTAGGTTATCAAAGTTTGGTATCGCCTGGCAACTAATATTTATTTTTTATTGATTGACAAAAAGAACAAAATGAGTACCTAAATCTGATAGTATTGATATTTTTATATCCAATATAATCTTAATTTAAATTCTCACTTTCTTATCCCCTTAAAAAATAGATTAACTTAAGATTTCAAGTGGAGTGTTGCTCTCCATATACATTGTTATCCGATACTCCACTTGATGAAACTACATAAGAATGTAGTAGGCAATTAATATTAAAACATTAATACCAAATATTATTAAAGCTATTGCCGGTGAGTCATTATCCATAAATTTTAATATGTTATTAAATATAGTTTAAATATTTACTTACATAATAAAATAAATACATACTTGAATAGATTGCAGCTATCACACCAATAGCTAGCAAGCAGTCTCTGAGTTCTTTATTCATTATTCAGACTCCATTATTCTGACAAGTTTATCTTGTAGGTTGCTTATATCTTCTTCAAAGTTATGTAAGCCAGCTAAGGATATAGCGTTGTATAATATGGCAGCTTCATTCTTAGAGATTGATTTATTTGCAACCTCTATATCAAAGTCTGACATGAATTTTAGATTTGTTTTAATCATTAGTTTATCTCCTGTTGGTTAAGTGGTATTAAGTACATATTAGTTATTTTATAACTTTTATTGTCTCTCTCAGTATCAGGTACAGTTGGAGCGATACCCTTGCTTTTAAGATTATCAAATTTAATTTGATATTCTTTTAATATGTTTTGAGCTTGGTTGAGTGTTAAGTTCTCACTCTCAAAATAGACAAAGGAAGCTCCTAAGTTTTGAGTATCAACTTTTAAAGCGTAGTATTGTGTCATTGTTTTATCTCCGGTTGATTGTTTATAAACTTTCACAGCTTAAAAAATCATTTAAAGAACCATTAAACAATTTTTTAACTTTGTTTGTATTTTTTAAACATAACTTATAAGTTTTTAACGAAGATATACTATCAGCAGAATATCCAAAGTCTGAGCAGAAATCTTCAAACGATAAATTATTATTTATAAAATCTACAGCTAAAGAATTTAAAACAGATTCTAATTCAGGTTCGTTTTTAATTCCATAACCTTGACTATAATAGACAGTAATAGATTTATTTTTATTTTTTAATCTGCATTTGAAATGATTTGCATTATCCCACTTTATATCAGGTCTTGAACTTATTTCTGAAACAGTCATTTTGATATTATTATCTTTAATGAACTGATTTAATGTTTTAGTCATTGTTTTATCTCCGTAGTTATTGTTAATGATTCGGAGTAAATCATAACGTACACACTAAGTCAACACATACAAACAATTATTTAATATACTTATCAACAAAAACATAATAGGAACAACACATGGCAAATAAAACAAAATATACAGAGCAACTCTTTGACCAAATATGCCAGGAGCTAGCAGAGGGTCAATCCATTAGAGAGGTTTTAAATAATAAGGAGAGACCGGAACGTCCAACTTGGGAGTGCTTCAGACAATGGATTAATAAATACCCAGAACGTAGAGATAAATATACTCAAGCCAAACAAGACGGTTGCGAATATTTATTAGCTAATGCTGAAGAGTACATAAACAAAAGTATTAATAAATCACAGAACGAAACAGATAAGAACTTGAGACCTGATCTGGCCCAGACTCATTTAATTAAAGCATATTTAGATTTGGCGAAATGGAAGAGTGAGAGAATAGCATCCAAAGTTTACGCAAAAAAAGACAATTTGAGTTTATCTGGGAACAATAAAGACCCAATTATCATTAAGTGGCAGGATTAATTATTAGTTGTTTTTTAATTAAAGCTGTTGATTTGATTGAATTGTTTGTAGGATAATTGCGAACTACACTCACAACGTTGCACACACAACTTATACGTTATTAACTATTAATATTATTATCATTGCTGTTGCTTGCTAATTTAAGCAGAGTTCCGATAACGCATAATTATCGGAAATGCAGTACAGGTTGTATTGCGCTATATAAGCTAACGTTCTTACGTTTTGCAGGCCCAAATATGGGGGGTTTTATAACAACCCCACCACCAAAGCAAAAACTGGCGCTGTCAAAATAGCGTTGGGAGGTACACACATACAAACTACAAAAACTCAAATGAAAAACCCTAAATACAAAGCTCTAGTAATGGTTGACGATATGACTAATTCAGTAATAGTTATGTTCAATGGATTTGAAGATTACGAAGATGCTTGGTGCTTTAGCCAACACATTACAGAAGAACTAGAACTAGATAAGATACCAGTTGCTAAACCCATGACTGTCCATTAAGGATAGGGGGGTTTTATTTAAAAATGCCAGTATTTGAGATTCCATATAAGCCAAGAGAATTGCAAAAATTTTTGCATGAAAAAATCTCTAAGCACCGATTCTCCGTATTGGTCTTGCACCGAAGAGCTGGTAAAACTGTGATGTGTATTAATCACATGATTAGAGATGCGATGTACACCAAGAAGCCAAATTCTAGGTACGCTTTTATCTCTCCAACTTTTAAACAAGGTAAAGCAACAGCTTGGGATTACATCAAAACCTTTGGTGGTAAAATTCCAGGAGTAAAGTTTAACGAATCAGAATTAAGAGCTGACTTTCCAAATGGTGCAAGGATTACAATTCTTGGCGCTGAGAATGACCAAGCTCTAAGAGG